GGAACGTAGGAGAAAATATATCATTAACGGATGCTATAAATCTTATCTATGTAGGATTAAAACATGGAGCTAGGAAATCAAAAGAAGATTTTAAATACACATCAGATGATGTAGCGGACTGGATAGATGATGAAGGTATGGATGTATTCAATGAATGTATGGAGATTTTCTCTGAGCAAATGGCAAAAATGAATCCTGAGGAAAAAAAAAAGAAAGTGAAGGCGAAAAAATAGAGCCTGTTACTTTTGAATATCTTTTACAATTAGGATTAGGTTACTTAAATATGTCTCCTGATGAGTTTTGGGATTATACTCCTAGAATGTTTCAGCTCAAATTAAGAGGTAAAAATGATCATGATTTTGAGGTGCAAAAGGCGGAATGGGAGAGAGTAAGGTTTCAAACTGTAGCACTAATAAACTCTGATCGTAAGCGACAGGATCAAATAAAATTAAAAGATTTAATTGAGTTTGACTGGGAGAAAAAAGTTAACGTAAAGAAACTCATATCTGATAAGAAAAAAGCTGAGTATTTAATAGCACAGGCTAATAAAAACTATAATAAATAATGGCACAATCTGTCAAAACATTATCGGTATATTTAAACCTTAAATCTAAGGCATTTACTAAGGGACTTAGTAAGATGGGAAACAACCTCAAAAAATTTGGGGGGCAAATGAAGTCGGTAGGTGCTAACATGACTAGAGCTATTACTCTACCTATAGCTGCTATGGGAGTAGCCTCTGCAAAGAGTGCTATGGACTTTGAGACATCTATGGTCAAAATTCAAACCTTAGTAGGTGTTAGTGCTGGAGAAGTAGAAAAATTAAAGGAGGAGGTAAAAGGATTAGCAGGTACTACAGCACAATCTCCTGTAGCCTTAGCAGATGGTTTATACTTTTTAACATCAGCAGGATTAGATTCAGCTGAGGCTATGGAGGCTCTAGAAGCTGTCTCTAAGGGTGTGGCGATAGGATTAGGAGATCAGGGAGATTTGGCTAAGGTGGCAGCTGCTGCCACTAATGCCTATGGTAGTGATGTTGTAAGTGCATCAGATGCTCTAGATATGTTTGGTACTATGGTTCGTACTGGTATGTTTGAATCAGCAGAACTAGCTAATGTATTAGGAGAGCAATTAGGATTAGCTGCTAATCTAGGTATATCTATGGAGGAGCTGGGAGCTATGGTTTCTACCTATACTCGTACTACAGGATCAGCTACAGCTGCCACTACTGGTCTATCAGGTATCATGATGAGCTTTGCTAAGATCACAAAACAGCAGGAAGATGCTCTAGATTCTGTAGGATTATCTGTAGATGATGTTAGAACATCTCTAGGAGAAAAAGGATTACAGCATACTCTTTTAATGTTACAGGATAGATTTAAGGAGAATAATGTAGATTTATCTAAATTTTTCTCTAAGTCTCAGGCTTTAAAAGGAGTTTTAGGAGTATTAGGAAATCAAACAGAATCCTATACAGATGTTCTAGATTCCATGAAAGACTCACAGGGATTTGTAAATGATGCCTTTGATGTTACAGCTGAAACAGCAGGACATAAATTCAAACAGGTACTAGCAGATTTACAGGTAGTAGCTATAGAGCTAGGTACTCACTTATTACCTATAGTAGTAGATATAACTAGATTTGTATCTGATCTAGCTAAAAAGTTTACTGCCATGACATCTGGCACTCAAACAGGGATAATGGGAGTATTAGGAGTATTGGCTGTAGTAGGCCCAGCTATATTTGCTATAGGCTCAGCTATTGGATTTCTGGGTACTGTCATTACAGGAGTTACTACAATAGTAACCGCTTTAAATGCTGCATTAACTTATCTAGGATGGCCTGTGGTAGCTATACTAGTTGTACTAATGGGATATATTGCCGCAGTAGGAGCTATAGCAGGAGTAGTAGCATATAATATATATAAAGACTGGGATATAGTAAAGGAGCAATTAGTAAAGGTTATAAATTACTTTATTGATTTATATAATGAAAGCGAGATTTTTAAATATGCGATAGAAGGAATTAAATTTGCTGTTAAAACTTTATGGATAACAGTTCAGAGGGATTTTGGAGGCTTTAAATCTATGTTGTCATTACTAGGTAAATTAGCTACAAATATCTTTGATCCTGAGGCTCAAAAACAGGCAGTACAAGACTATATGCAAAGCATAGAGAAAGGTACAGAAGAAGCTGCTGATAAAATAAAAGCTACAAAGGATGAGATGATAGCTAATCTCAACAGTAGAGAGCCTGTAGAATTAATTACATCAGAAGATATAGATAATGGGATAACAAAATTAGGAGATTTTGCTAAGGAGGCTGCTGATAAAGTAGGAGATACTATGCAAAATGTAGCAGGTCAAATATCAGATCTTCTGGGATTTGGTGGTGGAGGTACTAGTGGAGGTGGAGAAACTACAGATTATGGAGAGGAGGAGGATGAGTATGTGCCACTTACCTCAGAGGAACTAGCTGAAAGCATGGAGGATTTGTTTGGTAGCCCAAAAGTAAAAAAGCCTCTATTTGAGTGGAGTGAAACAGTAAAAGAGAGTTTTTCTAGTACGTTTGAATCTTTGCAGGATAATTTAAAAAACTTTGCTCTAGATTATTCTATGGCTTTCTCAGATATGATAGCTACTACAATTACTGAGGGAGGTAATTTAGCCGAGAATTTTGCAAATTTTGTAGTAGACATGGTAAAACAATTAGCACAGCTAATAATAAAAATGGTAGTATTTAAAACACTGATGAAAGCTCTAGGATTAGATATGCCAAAGGTAGGAAAAGGAGGTGGAGGCTTTTTAGGATCTCTATTTGGTATGGCAGAAGGTGGACTCGCTACAGGGCCTACTCCTATTCTAGTAGGAGAGGGTAGAGGCACATCTATATCAAATCCTGAGGTAATAGCACCATTAGATAAATTAAGAAATATGATAGGAGGCATGGGAGGAGGTAGATTACATGGATCTATCTCAGGATCTAATATCCTATTAAGCAATCAGAGAGGATTAACCTCACAGGATAGAGTTAGTGGAAGCGTAACAGATTTTTAATTAAAACAAAAAAACATGAAAGAATTTATACTAAATAACTGGTTAGAAATAGTAATTGCTTTAATGGCTTTTATTAAAGTAATAACAAATTTAACTCCAACAACCACAGATAATAAAGTATTTGAGTGGATGGATAAAATAATTAACTTAATCATACCTAATTACAATAAAAAAGGAGGGAAACATTAAGAAATGGCTACTAAGTATACCTGTGAATTTTATAGCGAAAATGTAGATGCTTCTGGTAATGATCAGAAGTGGAAGATTAATATAGATTCTGCTAGTTTCTCTGGCTCTGCTACTGAGTTTAAATCCACATCTGAGGGATTCAATCTAAATATGGATGGTGGAGATGATAGCTTTTTAGCACCTATTAAAACTACATCTGTAGATTTTAATATGGTATTAGAAAGTGCTGGTTTAGAGCAAATTATAGCAGATTTACAGGATGTAGCCACAGGTAATGAAAATGATTTTAGCGTAGCCATATATAATTATTATAGTGGATCTTATAGGTTATGGTGGGTAGGATATTTATTAGGAGATCTAGTTACATTAGAAGATACATCTATAAATAGAATAATAAATATAAAAGCTGTAGATGGTTTAAATAGATTAAAATATATACCTTTTGATCACTCAGCGTATACAGGTGCTAGGAGTATGTTAAATCTTATTAAGATTTGTCTATCTCCCTTAACACTTACAGCCTCTTATTATGGAGATACATCAGCATATATAGCACATAATCCATTTTATTATAATGAGGCTATGCTAGATGGTAGCACATGGAATGCTGCATGGAGGGAGGATGTAAATCATGATCCTTTGGCTTTAGTTAAGGCTAATGCTATAGTGTTTAAAGATAATGATGGTAAGTGGTGGAGCTATTACAAAGTATTAGAGCAAGTATTATCAGCATTTCAATTAAGAATCTTTTTTACTCAGATGAATTATCAGGCTACAGGAGTAGATACTCAGGCTATGTGGTTTATACAGTCTCCTTTAGTTAATCATGGTAATGATAATGATGATCCTTACGATAGTACACAACTCATTTTTTATCATAAAAAATCTCTTACCACAGATGTGGCATTAAGTTTTGATAATGCGTTTAATCAATCTGTATTAAATGTGTCTACTAGAGCTGCTGGTAGTTTAGAAATGTTTATACCTCCTTTATTGTCTTATAAATCTATTTATGAGCATAATGCCTTTAATAATATCCTACATGGCCCTATAAGTTATACTAGTACAGAATCGGAAAATGTTACTGCTAATGTATCTGCACCTCTAGATATGAGCATAGATTTAACAGGTTTAGAAGATGTAGCTCCTTTAGGATTTACTGATAATGCCAATAAAGTATGTCAACAGAGAATAATGGTTACAGGAAATGTAACTACAGATGTAATAGATGCTTTTACTGCTGGTGGTTTAGGATATCCCTCAGCTCAGGAGTATTGGACTGCTAATAATTTTCTGTTTAGTGGATTTTATGTAGCTACTGATTCAGGATATCATTTTCCTAGAATGGGATTAGCTGTGAGGACAACAGCCGAAGCTGTGGAGAGTGGAGGAGAAGTAATTAAGAATTTTTGGCTTGGAGATATGAGGTTTGCTATGTTATTTGGTAGTGTATCATGGCTCGGAGGTGCTGAGACTAATGCCTATAGTAGTAATGATGCTGGATATGATACTACAGTATCAGGATTAAAATATGATATAGGAGCTACATATCCTAGTACAGTATATGTAGATAGTGATAATATATCTTTATGGGGGCAGGATATGGGTAGTAGTTTCTTTTGGTATGCTACAGATGATGGAGAGGAGGCTACAGCTAATAATGATTTCGCATGGTTTGCTCCTACATATAATGAGCATAATATAATGATTCCTAATAGTAGTAACACTTGGAATGGTATTTTGTGGAATAATGGAGCAGCTAATGGTCAATTTCAAAATAGTACAGCATTTCAAATACTATCTCCTCGTATTCCTATGAATAGGGAATCTGATACAGGAGCTTATGGATATAATAAAATTACAAAAATCACTTTATATGTAGGACTATATAGAGATGTAGTAGTAGAAAGTGGGGGAAATAAGCATTTTGCTTGTGCTAAGGATTGGACTATAAATAGAGAGTTAGACTGTCATAATAGAGGATTACATTTTGCTTACTCCTATTCAGATGTAAGGATATATTTAGTAGGAGGATGGGCAGGAGCAGATAGCTTTGATCATACTGTGGCATGGTGGGAAAATGGAAATGGATCTTGTAGTGATGAAGATACTCAGGGGGTAGAGATAATAATAGGAGATGAGCCAGAATTTAATCCTTATGCAAGTGTAGAGGCAGCAGAGGGTTTTGGAGGGGAGTATTTAGGACAGTTTAGAATTTATACTACTGCTGACTCTATAGCTACTCCTGAGAGTGGACTTATTACTAATGACTGGAGGACAATACATCAATCTACTACAGAGGATATGAAGCTACATATTAAAAGAGCTAAACAGGCTCTAGCTCATAGATATATATTAAAACAAAAATTAGAGCTTAACATAGTAGATAGAAATACTAATTTTAATCTAAGTAGATTTGGATTTGCTAATTTATTATATTGGAACTCTGGGGAGTGGTATCAAAATTCAGCATCAGCAAATTTAGCTTTTATACCTACAGGGGGTACATTTACAGCTGGTACTGGAGCATGGAAAGTAGTTTTAGAGGATTGCGTTACTTATAGCAAAAATAATTTAACTGATAAATCTTATAGTAGTAATGGCTAATTTAGGTAAAAGAATTAATATACAAAAGAAATTCAAAAAGCATCCCTCTACTCAATCATCAGGAATGCCTTTAAAAAGCATACAAGGTATATCAGATATTAACTCTGCAAAATTTAAGACAGCTAGATATACTAATACCATGACTGCAAGGCCTCCAGCTGGTACAGGTGCTACTCCTACGGCCTTTCCTTTACAAAATGATGATGCTCAGGGAGCAGGACAATCTAATCCTTTTTATATATATCTTTTAAAAAATGCTATTACTAGAACAACAGAGCCAATAAACGAAACTAATGCTTCTTTTAATAGTGTGCCTATAAAAGCCACAGGTTTACCTAGTTACCAAATAACTGTAGGAGAGAAATTATTTATATATCATCCTACTACTTTTAAATATCTAGAAGTAACAGCTGGGAAAGATATAGATCATACAATAACCACAATAAGGATAGAGGCCATCAGTATTACTAAGGGTGCAGATTGCTTTCCTAGTGGTAGCTTTATTGTAAAAGCACAAAAGACAGCTAGTGTACATTCATTACAAATAAAAATAGGCTCTAGTAGTACAATATATCTACTCTATTTAGCTGTTCAGAATAATTGGTATTCTAGTTCTATGTATTTCACAAATTTAGGTACTACTATTGGCACAGAAACAAACGAAAATACTCTAAGATCCTCTGAGTATATAGCCTCAGGTAATTGCACAGTATCACAGGTTACTCTGAACTTTTATACTAATGTAACTGCTGATCTAGAATTTGCTATATATAGGACAACAAACACAGATGCTAGTACATCTAATGTAGTATGGTCTCAAATGACTCACACAAATATAGATGGCACATTTACACTTAATACTACTTATGTACAAAAAATAAGCATAACAGGTGCGAATAATTTAACTGCTGGACAGGGAGTAGCTGTAGTAGCTAGAAACACATCCTATGCTGGTGCTGTAAGAATTTATGGTACTGGTTTCATGACAATAAATGGAAATCCATCTTAAAATTTAATAATATGGCTTTAGATAGTAAAAAATCAACAACGATACATAATAAAACAGGCACAGATTTAGATAATTTAAAAGATACTTTTGATAATGGAGGTATAGATGCTATTAGTGAAATACCAGAGGATTCTCCTCATATAGCAGCATTAATATATCAAATAAAATTAATGCAGGATGATATAGATGAGCTAAGAAGATATATAGTTTCTAGTGAGTTGCTAGTAGATGCTGGAGGAGGTAGTTTACCTCAAACAGATCCTAGAGTATCTGGCAAATTATATAATGATAGAGGAGTAATAATGGTAAGTAGATGATGAGAAGTATATATATATTATTTGTTTTATTTTTATCATTGTGTATTAATTCTTATGCACAGCTAGGGGTGTTTAAATATGGTACTTTTTATACTGGAATAGGTTTAAATAATTCTCTAAATGAGGAGAATACATACACAATACAAAACAACATACTAACAGAAACTAGTATAGATAATAAATTTAATTATAGGATTAGTTATGGCTTTCGGAGATTAGCTAGACTAAATTTTGAGCAAAAAGGTAAGAGCTATATAGATGGTAGCGAGACTAAATGGGGTATGTTTCGCTCTAGTTTACTCAATGGATTAGAATATAATTTAAGTTATGAAAATGTGAGGGATAGAGGATTAACATTTTCAAATTCTGATTATTGGCTAAGATATTTAGGTAGTTTTTACCAGCTCAAAATTCAAGCTACGAACTTACAGGGAATAGATTTAAAATATCAGCAGATAGATTTAAGATTAAAAAAAGAATTAAACTCATTTAGATTTACTTTAGGAGGTGTATATAGGTTTCATAATGCCTATGGTATAAATCCTTTTGAAAGGGATTTTAGTACATCAGATGATTTTTTATCTGTAGCTGAAGATTTAGGATATTATTCAGAGTATTACTTTATAGATATTAATAATAATGGACATCTAGACAGGATGGAGCAATCATTTTACAGATGGATTTATAAAGATAATGTAATAGCTGAGACTACTAGTGAATTTTTTAAGTATCAGTATTCAGGAATAATTAACAGATACAATAGACAGCAGATAGATTTACTAGGAATACAGCAAACACTATCCGCAGTAGTAGGATTTAATTATTATAAGTATAACGATACATATCATACTTTATTATGGTGTAATGTATTACCATATAATAAACCTATTACAGATTATGGATATAATGGAGCTATAGATTATGAAATAGGAGCATTAGTACAGAAAGATATAACTAAAAATATGGCTTTTTATTTGGAGGCTGTATATTTAAGTTATTTTAATAGAGAAAATTATACAATAAAAACAGGATTAAATTATATAATAAAATGACAAAAGAAAAAAGTTTTAAGGTTTCAGAATCTACATCTCTCCAGCTTGATTTAAAAACTATAGGAATGGTAATAGGCTTTACTGTTTCTCTAGTATCTGTTTATTTTACATTAAAATCAGATATAGCAGAGGCTAAGGAATTACCTAAACCTACGATATCATCTACAGAATTTGAGATGAAAGATTTACTAGTAAGAGAAAATATAAAAAATACATTAATAATTACTGAAAACAACGCTAAGGGAATACAGGAATTAAAAGATAAATTATCAGTTATTGAAAACAGAATATATGAACTATCAAAATAAAAAAGAAATATCATCATACATATATATATTATTTATGCTTTTTATGTTGTTAATGGCATTAAAAGGAAATGCTCAATCTTTTATAAAACAGGAGATATCTATAGTAGAATTTAATACTAGCTGGAATATAGATAATCATTTTAAAGGGTTTCATGAGCTTAAAAACTGTAAAACATACTCTATCAGCTTATGTGAAAATCCTAATTATAAAGAGAAATTTAATATCAAATATCCTGCTATAGTAGTATATAACAATGGTAATGAGATTAAAAGATATAATACTAATATAGTGCTAGGCTTTGATGTTACATATAAAAATTTACAATCTGATGTAGATAGTTTACTATTATCTAAATTTAATTAATTATGCGACTTAGCAAAAATTTTACACTTAATGAGATGTGTTTTAGTCAAACAGCATTAAGAAAAAACATTGATAATTCTCCTAATCCTGAGATTATTAATAATCTAAAACTATTAACAGAAAATATATTACAAAAATTAAGAGATCAGCTGGGAGCTATTAGAGTTACATCAGGTTATAGATCTCCTGCTCTTAATCGTACATTATCAGGAAGTGCTAGAAAATCTCAGCACATGACAGGAAATGCTGCTGATGTGATAATAGTAAGAGATGGTAAAATGGATAATAGATTAATCTTTGATGCTGTAATAGAATTAGGACTAGATTTTGATCAGATGATATGGGAGTTTGGCGGTAAATGGATACATATTTCATACAATAAAGATTTTAATAGGAAACAGGTATTAGAGGCTTTTAAAGATGATAATAATAAAACTAAATACAGAGAATACACAAATTATACAGGATTATGATAAAAAATATAATAAAAAATTTAGTAGGAAATGCCTCTGAGATTATAGATGAGGTAGTAACTACAAAAGAGGAGAAATTAGAGGCTCAAAGAAAAATAACTGAGCTAATCAAATCTCATGAGATAGAAATGGAGAAAAACATTACTAGAAGATGGGAATCAGATATGAAATCAGATAGCTGGTTAAGTAAAAATGTAAGACCTATGATGCTGATATTTGTAATGGTTTGTACTATGCTATTAATCTTTATAGATGCTGGATTCATAGATTTTCAAGTTCCAGCAAAATTTGTAGATTTATTACAATTAACTCTATTAACTATAGTAGCCTCATATTTTGGGGGTAGGTCATTTGAAAAGGTTAAAAGTAAAAAATGAGTTTTAGACCTAGACTAAATAAATTCGTATATGAGTTTATTAACTATCATAAGAGGTCTAATATAGTAGGTATTATATCTGATACTCATTATCCTTTCGCACATCCTAAGCATTTAGATTTTTTATATGAAACATTTAATAAATTTCAAGTAAATAGAATAGTACATATAGGAGATATTGTAGATGGCTCAGCGTGGAATATGTGGGAAAAGTCTCCAGAGATGCCATCAGGCTCAAAAGAAGCTGAAATGGCTCAAAAAGACATGAATAAGCTATTTAAAATGTTTCCAGCTGGAGATCTTACTATGGGCAATCATGATGAGCTTATAAATAGGCGTATGTTGAAGCATTCTATACCTAAGAAATTCTATAAAACTTTTGCTGAGTCATGGAATTTTCCTAAGGGATGGAGTACACATTCTCATATAGAAATAGATAATGTATTGTACTTGCATGGTACAGGTAAAAGTGGAGTAAATGCCTCAGTATCTTTTATGCAGGATTATAGACAGTCAGTAGTAACAGGACATACTCATAGCTCAGGAGGCATAAACTATAGAGCATCTTATAAAGATTTAACTTTTGCTCTTAATGTAGGATGTTTAATAGGATCAGGTTTAGCCTTTGCTTATGGTAAGCATTTTAGCAAAAAGCCTACGCTAGGCTGTGGAATAGTAGTAGAAGGCAAACATGGATTTTTTATTCCTATGGATTTAGGCTCTAAAATTACCTATAAATAGGCTTAAAGGTCATAATTAACATTGTATCGTTAATAACTTTGGTTTTTTTTTGTTGTACATAGTAAATCTATTCTCATATTTGTATCAATCAAAACAATTTATATTATGAAAAATTTTAAAAAGGTACTAGTAAGACATTTAGTGGATACAACAAATAAAAAAGATATCCCTAAAATAGTTAATAAAGAATTTAATGGAGACTATAAAATGTATTTATATACATTAAAGACATCTCAGCTAGGAGATTTGCTATTAGCTAGGAGATAGTATAAAAAAATAATTATCTATTACTTTTGTAGTAATGGAGCAAGAGGATTTTTATACAGAGCTTTTTAGTATTTTAGATGAAAATGGCATTATCTATGAAGATGAAATTGGTAATAGAGAGAAAGCTATTAAGATTCTAATAGAATTAAAAAGGAGAAAGGCTAAAAACTTCAATAAAATTACTATTACAGATGATGATATAGTAATGAAGTATGTTAAGGATGGCATGATAGGCATTAAAAAGATGTTTAATAGAAATGATTGTTATCTATATGATTCTGATTTTGTTTTTAGCATATTATTTTATCATTACCAGCATAAATGGAATGATGTAGAAACATTAATACAATTTAA